TCATTTCTAGTTCCTCCTAGTTAATGAGAGACTACTCTTGAAAATTAGGAGTACGTCCTCTCATAGTGGTTGATTTACTACTATTGGAGACAGGCAGATTTCTAAGTCTAGCATCTGAACTATTATAAAGCTGTGCATTAACAGCATCCATCATATCATTTGCTTTCTTTTCATAAAAAGCTTGTCTCGCTTCTACTTGGTTGGTAGGCTTCTTAGCCAAGGCTACGTCTCCACGACAGACTGCACCCAAGTATCTGCCTTCATCCCTCACGTAGGATGTTGATGCCATTTCAGGAACTTCTCCAGGTTCAACAAACGTCCATCCTTCTTGCTCTCGCTTTCCAACATTCATTATGTCTTCTTTGCCTTTAAGTGAGATTCTGATCCATCGAAGGGATAGTCCTTCGTTTTGAAATCTTTGCTCTACCGATTGTGGTACAGACAAAGCATCAGGCTCTTCAAAGACAAAATTTTCCTGTCTGGTGTTTGCTTCTCTTAGAGTATCAGTACGTGATTTTTCGCGTGTCATTTCATGTCCTCCGCGCTAGTTAATTTCAGTGTATTCGCCATCTGCATTAGAAACTTTTAGCTTCTGTGCAGCATAGGTTTCAAGAGGTATGTTCCACTTATTGGCAAGCCTAACATCTTCTTTTGTTAGTTTTACTTTGCTTTTGGAGGAATTGGGAGCAGAGCGCGAACTGCTTCCCACCACTTGAGCAGGAGTTGACGTAGATTCCTGCACACGATTTTGATTTTCTTCCACATCCACTTTACTGGTTGTAAACTTATGTGGAAAAGCTTCTGCAAGCCGCCGATCAATTTCATTATAAAATTCTTCATTATCTGTATCAAACCCTTCTTCTTTAAGTTCTTGATCTAAAGCCAATGCTGAAACAGTTAAAATTTTATCTTTGCCAAACCATTCATTTTTTGATACCCAATCTTCTGCCCTTGGATCAGGAGTAGACTTAGGTGCAGCTTGTTGTGCTGGTACTGGTTCTTGTTCAATCTCTTCGGCAACGTCTTCCATTTGTGCTTTAGTAAGATTTAAATGTTTTAAATCTACTTGTGCTTCATTAAGCATCTCTTGAGCTTGAAGAAGCTTTTCTTTTTCTCCACTGTCGAATGCTTCCATATAGGCACTACGAGCCAGAGTAACTTTATCAGTCAATTGTTTTTCAGAAGCATCAATATTTAGTTTGCTTACTTCATTAAAAGATTTTTCTCTTGAGTTCAGATTTTGTACTAACGACTCATTCTGTGCCATCAATTGAGAAATCTGTTCGTCACGTTCTTTTCTTTGACGAACCAATTGTCTAATTCTTTTTTCTGCTCCTTTAGTTTGGATACCCTCTAGTTCTTTAGGGTCTTCCTCTTTTTCTTGAGGGGCAGCTTCTTGAGGAACTCCTTCCTCGATTTCATAATCTACTTCTTGGTTTTCAGGGACATCAACTTCTTCCCAGTTATCATCGTTGTTCATTTTTTACTCCGCTGTTTACGAAACAATCGTTTTACGTTATATACTATTATACCATATTTTGTATGGAATTACAAGTCATCCAGAAAAACTAGTTAAATTAAATGTAGGGTCAAGATATGTAGGATTTTCTACCTTCATCATGACTTGATCATCAAACATAAGAATGAGCCTAACACTTTTATAAAATAACTTTGTACCTATATGCTTACCATAACAGATATAATCACCTACTTCACACCAAGGACCAGATGGAAATTTATCTTGGTCTTTATATGCCATGTCTCCCAGAGCAATTACACGCCCCACTGTGGTGAGATAAGCCATATCATCCTTTGTTGAATCAGGTAGAATAATACCTCCTTTGGTTTTTGTTTTAATAGATATAGGTCTGACCAAGACATGAAAGCCTGGAAGTACTGGCAATACATCTGGATCAGGTTGTTCTTCTTCATCAGTAGTCCATTGATTATTTTTTACTGCATTACCTAAATGTGCCTGTTGCATTTTACTCCTCTTCAATATAAAGTTGTTTATGTACAATGTCTCTCAAGTTTTGTTTAGCCCATTCTAATCCTGCTATGTATCCTACTACTTGTTTATAGGCAGGATAATCAGAAGGATTGCCTTGAGCTAAACTAATCTTCTGATTCTCAATCTCATCTGTATATACTTGAGCTATAGTTTCAAATAAATCCATTAAGAATATTTGATCTTACTTGGCCCAGGCATTTTCCAGTACTTGTCATCATACTCAGCCAAACGAGAGCGCGTTGCTCTGCTACCCTGAATATCTTCTTTTGTCCAATCACCAAACGATGAAGCACGATCTACTACGTGTGTAGGCTTTCCATCTGTGATTCCTTTTACATCATTTGGATAATGTATCTTTCCATAGTTAGGCATTAGTTGTCTCCTTTATTAGTTTTAAAATCATATCAACTGCTTGCATTTCATTCTTATCTTGTCTATTGGCTTGATCTTTTAACAACTCAGTCATGCTCCTTTTTTCCAGACCTTCTTGGTTCATCTGTGCTGTTAAAAGTTTGGTCATCATTTCAATAGCTTTGATAGATTCTTTACTGGCTCTGTCAGCTTCAGCCTTCTCGTCTTTCATTGCTGTGGTGACACCAGCTTTAGTAGCTTCAAGCATTTGTTTATTTTCTTCAAGGTCTAGTTTCTTATTCTCTAGAGCAGCTTCAGCATTATTAACAGCAAGGTCCATCTGCATCTTCTGCTTCTCTAGTTCAACCTTGGCTTGTTCAAGAGCAACCATCTGTTGTTCTGGAGACTGTACCATACCCATTGCTTGATTAGCATTCTGTACTTGCTTGGCAGCTTCCATTAAGGCCAGTTCAATAACTTCTGGTTTCTGTGCAGACTCTGGAGCAACAGTACTAAGTTCTTGTTTAGCCATGCCATTGACTTGTTCCTGATATTTCAAAACAGAATGTTCTTGTATATTGGCTTGCAGAACAGGTTGTACTCTTTGCATGATAGGATTGGCTCCATTCATGGGGTCTTGCAGATAAGCCATCTTTACTTGAATGTGAGCATCATGATTCTGTCCTGGAAATGCAGCAATAGGGATACCTTTAACAGACGCCATGATATCTGAAACAGGATCAAGTGCTTTAGGTTCTGGTTTGGGAGGAAGTATCTCGTCTAGGTTAGGCATATTTGCAGCACTAAGAATAGTTCTATTCAAGGCTTCTGTGTTGAACATACCTGGAGGAGACTGTTGTGCCATCTGCAATGCCATATTAGCCAACATCATTCTGTGAGCATTAGAAGGAATATTAGGATCACTTACAGGAATAACATCAACCTTACCATCAAAGTCTTTTTGATATATGTTTCTCTCTGCCAGAGGAACCTCATAAGGATATTCCTGTGGTAGATAATCTTTATCGATACTTGCTAAGATTTTAAATTCATCTCTTTGAGACTTATGTAATCTTTTATGAATAGCTGTGAAGAACTTACTGGATGCTTCTAACAATGCCATTGTAGTTCCTACAGGTCCATAGGAGGCAGCATCTGAAACAATCTGTTCAGTACTGTCTGCAAACTTCTGACCAGCAGCAGTTACAAACTGAAGCATTTGGTAGAGCGTCGAGGAAGGCTCTTTGTAAGGGAGAGATATAATTGCCTTGTTCAAATCAATACCAGTTGCTTCAACCTCCTTGAACTCTCCTGGGGCTATAGGCTCATTGTTGCCTACCATACGCACACCTTTAGCCTTAAAGCCACCTGGAAGATTCGCAAATTGACCTGCATCTATCAATGCTCGCATTGCAGCAGTAGCACTCATAGTCAGATTACCAAGGAAATGCATGAGTCCCAAACCATAGAAACCAAATCCTGGGACAAAACGATAGTGTACAAAGTGTACCTTCTTTTGTTTTGTAGGATCATCCTTGGCATAGTTTCTACGAATACTTAAAACTTCTTTTGATTGTTCTTCAATTGTAACAATGTAAGGAAGAGACTCACCTTCTTCTGAATTAGGTTCATCAATGTCTAGATAACAATGTTGCTCTAGTAAAACATATTGAGGATCAGAAGCACTAGAGGGAGACAATCCTATAATTGTATCCATCTTTTCTGAGAAAGATGTAGGATTAACCATTCCTGCTTCAGGAAGATCAATGTCTGCATACATCTCTGCTTTAATCTCTCTGTGTAGATCAACAGGACTTTTATAAATGACATGTGTATACCGATCAGCATTCCTAAGATTAGATGCATTATAGGAAACATAAAACTGATCAATAGGAATAAACTCTGAGACAGGACGTTTAAAAGAAGCATCATAATAAATCTTTTTAAACGAAGAACCTATCAGGGGTAGATGAAAAAGCATTCTTTCAAATTCATCAAAGTATTCTGGCATCTGTTCTGTAAGCTGATAGTTCATGAAGTTCTGAACTCTCATTGCTTGGTTTTCTTTTTCTAAGGTATGCTTACCCAGTACTTGTGCCTTGACAGGACCATTAGGGGGAAACAACTCTTGTGATGCTTTAGACTGAAACTTAACTGCTGATTCAATTAAGAGAGGGTGTACTGCTGTACATGCTCCTTCAAAAGGTTCAGATGCTTCTTCGATCTTGAGTCCCAGAAGATCAAAGCCTCTTTCAAACATGGACTCCCATTCACTACGAGAGTCTTTGTCAGACTCATAATTATCATAGAGGGTTCTACCTATGTCACTTAACTCATCTTCATCTATATCATCTCTTAGATTACGAAACCATTCTCCTACAGATTCCTCTGCACCCATCTCAATATTTTCTTCTTCAGTAAAATCTACAAGGACACCTCCATCATCGTCTAATTCAAAGGTAGCTTTAGACTCGTCTACCATAGGCAGAGGAACAACATTATCCTGTGCAGGATTAATTTGTTCAAAAGGGTTCTGTTCAATTGCCATTTTTATAGGTATCCTTAAATTTTAAATGTAGATATTCTAAGATATCTTTTTGATATCTTCGCCATTTACCTTTACACATCTTAGAGATGTTACAGTTACATTCTTTTTTCTTACAACAATAATCTTTATAATCAGGTCGTATTAAAGAATGATTAATATTATCTTCAAAGGACCACATTGTTAATGCTATCATGGCATTTACATGGATTACATTTACATTTGTTACACATTATATTCTCCTACTTCATTAAGTGTCTAAGTAATTTTGTCATAATTCCTATAGGTTTTGAATCTTCTTCATAGCCTCTAGTTGATCTAAGAGATAATTCTGGCATATGTTTTTTAACATATTCTCTTGCTTTAGGATCACTATCCATTAAAGTTTCATAATACTTTCTTTTAAGCCTATAAGGTGTACTACCATCTGTAGGATTAAGATAACCTTTTTGTTTTTCAGCTATGTAATCATGTTGACCTTCCTCAGACGTATCTTTTAAAGAATCTACTTTTAAAAAACCTCTGTGTATTAATTCATGTATAATTGTATCTATTTGAGCTTGTGTCTTAGATGTAGTTCCTTGAGGAACACCACGAATTTTATCCATCTTACTAGCTTTATATGCTAATGTTTTAGGATTTATATTTGAATATATTGTATCTTCTTCATACACTCTTTCTAAATCTTGAGGATATCTATACTCAACTGTACCATCTTCACTTCTTATAGCAACCATACCTTTTTTTTGTACTGGAGAACCTAAACGATATTTTCTAGGAGTACCTCCACTTTTTATAACATATTGACCTGCTATCTTTGATTCTCCCCTATCTTCAACTTTAACAGGAATAGGGGTCTGTTTGTCTGGTAGTAAACCATATAAACCTAATTTAGCTAAAGGATTAGCCTTCATATAAGGAGAAGCAAGTAGCTCACTTACAAATTCATTATTTGCCATTTCCATACCACCATCTACTTTTGTAGGTTTAGGTTTTGGTCTTGGTGCTAATTTTTTCTTTTGTTTTTTAGTAGCCATCTCTTTTCCTAAATACTCGTTTCTTTTATTATACCATTAAACTTTCCAATATGCAACCCTCTTGTGTCTTTTTTCATCTTCCCACTCTGGATCGTCAGGATGTGTGACATGCCAGGATTCCTTTAAATAATGAATTGCCATTACCAAGGCATCTACCTGATCATCATGAGCAGCATGTGGAAATCTGGTGAGTTCCTCTATTAATTCATCTGCCCACTTTTTATTCTTGGGTATCCATACTCTACCTGCTTCCATGATAGGAGATGCTGCATAGGCTCTGGCTACTTTATCTCTGTCAGGTGTATAATCCTTTACTGGTAATCCACTACGTCTCATATCTTGTATCAAGGATTGACCACTGGCTTTCTTTTCTATTATACATACATCTGGCTTGTGTTTACTATAGAGCATTTGTGCTGTTCGTCTAAGCTCTGGGTATTCAAACCTACCTCTGACATTTCCCAGGAGAATCAAGTTAGGAGCAAAGTCTTCTATACCCATTTCATTCTGTTCATACAGAGAAAAGATACCCCATGTCTGAATAACACTATAGTCAGCAGTAGTTCTGGTAGAGAAGGCTGTATCATAAGTTTGTATTATGAACTCACATGTAGGAGGTTCTTCATACTCCCACTCTTGTATCCATTTCTTTTTTATCAAACCACCTTCTTCTGGTGTGGGGTCTTGCATATACAGAGAGTTCCAGTAACGAGAACCATTAGATGCTTTGATCTCTGCTTCATCTATCTGTAAGACCTCATCTGGTTTCCATTCTGGAAAATATGAGCCTCCTTCTGGTAAATCAAGAAGTTCTGCTGCTTCCTCGTCTAACCATGCAGGAATACGCACAACATCCCAAGGAAGAGTATTATATTCTGACATTTCTTCTTGTTGTTTCAAGAGCCATCCACAAAGATCATCAAAATGATACCTTGTGTTAATGATCAGGATAGCACCATTAGGCATGATACGAGTTCTAAGACCAGCAGGATACCATTCTTTAACATATCTCCTACCTGCTTCTGAATATGAATCCTCTTCAGACATAACATCATCTAAGATAGCTATGTGAGCGCCACGACCTGCAATCTGTGACCTAACACCAGCAGCATAATAGGTTCCATTCTGATTTGTTTTCCATTTACCTGCTGCCCTGACATCACTTCTTAGTGTAACACCCCTGAATATTTCTTGAAATTGCTCTGTGGTGACAATATCCCTGACTGATCTACCAAAATCACTGGCTAACTGGTCAGAGTGAGAGACAGTCATGATCTCATGTTCAGGATTCCTACCAATATACCAGGCAGGAAACAACTTTGAACATAAAACAGACTTGGAAGAACGAGGAGGTAGGAAAACCATTAGTCTTTTTATATGACCATTCTCAAGATCATCTAATTTATTTGATATTACTTCTATATGTTTACCCATTTTCCAATCAGAAACAAGTGAAGGAGCAACAAGTCTAACAAAAGTAAGAAAATCATCTTGTGCTTCTGTGTATGTTCTTGCTTTTAATAAGTTTGATAGGTTAATATAGTTATCTATAGTATTATCACTATTTGATTCTAGTTCCATTAGTACCCTATGAGATAAAAAGAAAAAAATAAAAAGTATTATTAGTATTAAGGAGGAACATTTTAGTTAATGTCTTTCTCTATAGACTATTATACAGGGATGGAGTGTCTATGTCAACCCCTGTTTTTTAAATAATTTTATTCTAGTGCCTTTCATATATATATGCGAGGGCGCGTGCGAATTTTTGGGCGCACCATTAATTAATAACGACTACTAGAATCATTCCAGATTAACAGATACCTTACAAAACACTATTGATTTACTTGTCCAGCCCTAATTTTCAAGTATTCAATAGGATTGTGGAAGTATTCACCAAGTAAATCATCCCCTTTATCTACTTAGCATTACTTTACCTTTATTTACTGCCATTTTTCCCATTACTTCCAGGCGCTAATGATGATTATTTCTCACAATAAAATCAATATGTTACAGCTTAATCATCAATAGTTCTAATCTATCCCATAAGTTATTGATATTGTTACACTTTAATTTTCCTGCATGAGCTGAGAGTATCGTCAAAAGTGTTAAAATAGCCCTATTTCAGCCCTTATTCGAGTTTAGAATGATTCCAATGTGCAGGACATTATCCAATGATATCAATGACTTAGCCCTGCGTCAATGTGTCGCAGTGACGTGCTTCTTCTTTATAGGCTATAAACCGCCTCAAGTTACTACGTTTTTTGACATTGTGAACATTTGATTACCGCGAAGCCTTGGGGCTTACGTGCCACGCCCCATGCGCTTTTTCTGCGAGATACTTTTTCGCAGTGAGAAAAACTCAGGCACATTTCAAAATCAGGAAATTAAGACAATGACAATCGAAAACAAAATTTACACGCTTAACGCCTCTTGCGAAGTTATCAGTGGCATGGAAGCGAAAGCCGCTAGCGCTAAAGAGAACTTGGCGCTTCATGCAATCGCTCTTATTGCCAGCAACACGTATTGCGAATTAGCAGACGCTAAAACGCGAAACACTTCGCAAGCTGATTTCTTCAAAGCCTTCTATAAAAACAATAGCAAGGTTGCGAAAGATCAAGCCTTGGCAATGGAAACCGCTAAGGTCTCCACTTCCACTGTGAAGCGTGTTCGAGCAGTCATGAAGGCAAAGAAATTCTGGTCTTTTATTAATGGCCATTTTGACGCTAACGCCAAACAAGAGCGTACAGCGTCGAACATCTTGGAAGCCTTCGCCGCCAATGAATTGACCAGCACCAAATTGCTGGCGATGGCTATAAAGCCTAAAGGCGACGCCTTGAACGTTAAAATCGATAAGACTAGCGAGACGATCACCAAAACCGAGAGCGCAAGTGATAAGCTCTTGCAAGCCTTGTTGAAATCGCATGAAGCGCAAGGTCTTGCTATTGCGGCATTGGCCAAGCGCTCAGCAACTACCAAAGAGGAAACTAAGATAGCGGCATAATTCAAACCCCTAGCATGTGAAAGCGTGCTAGGGGTTTTGCTATTGCGATAATCAAATGTTCACAGTGTCACGATAGTTTTTCGCAATGAGAAAAAGTGGAGACAATATGAAATATGATTATGTGAAGGTATCCTATGATCTAAGCCGCAAGGCTGGATCACTT